GCGGCACCGGTCCGGTTGTGGATGCTGGCAGCATCATTGATCTGGCGCCGGTTGGCGTTGGTCAGCTGCCTGCTGATGCGGTGGTCGTCAGCTACAGCACGCTGAAGCTCAAGTACGACGAGGGCGAAGAGAAACCGGCTGACGCGGACCCCAACGATCCGGTTGTCGAGGAGCAGGCCGTCAAGAACCGCAACTGGGAACGCGACGAGACGATCGGCGCTGTGACGCTGGTTCGCATCCCCAACCCATTGGCCGGCACCATCATTGGCCTGGGGACGATTGGCCCCGGCCCTGAACCGTATGACGCGGCTGAGTCATTTGACTACGCCTATTCGCCGCGCTCGGTCACAGAAACCACCTACGACGAGCTGGACCGCGTGGCCGTGCGGGTCACGACGGAATACACAATCCTGGCGGATGTAGCGCCGATGCTCATTGTGCATCTGGCCAACAAAGAAACTGAAGACAGCAACGTCAAGCGAGGCGTCACAGCTCCCGGCATTGGCAGCTCCGCTTACTACATCCGCACCACCGAAACATTTACCTACAGAGTCAACCAATACGAGCCGCGCCAGGCTGATGGCAAACCGCCAAAGGACTACGAAACCGTTGACAACCGTTCGGTTGTGGTTGAGGAGCCCCTGATCAAGCTGGCGGCATCGACGTCGATTTACGACAAAGCCTATGACGCGGGGGTGTATTTCGATTGGAAGCTTGACCCTGTCAATCTGTTTGTTGCCGAGAAGACTGTCGAGCGCCAGGAGCAGTCCGTTGATTTTGAAGGCGCACAGGTTACCAAGACAATCCGCGAGCTAAGCAAGGCCAATGGCTACACGCAGCGGGGGCAGCAGGCACTGGCATCTGCCTTTGACAAGGCCAAGCTGTTTGATTTCGTCAGCGAAAGCGGCACCGAAAAGGAGTCCACAGGACTTGCCGAAAAGATGCTGCTTCGCGCAGCCGATCTGACGCCTGATGGCGTTGAGGTCAACATCACAACCGGGCGCGAGCTGGGCCTGCAAAAGCGTCCCGAACCGGTTGAGCGCAACAATGCCAAGGATGCAGCGGACACGGGCAACCCGCTGGACAACTACAGAACCGAATCAAGCAGCGAGCTGGCATTTGCGTATGGCGAGCTGTCAGCGCAGCGGGTGATCCGAATGACGCCGCCGTATGTCTCCGATGATCGCTTTACCAAAAGCGGCAACAAATACTATGCCTTCCGCAGCAATGCCCGCAGCACGGCACGCCTTTACGGAGAGACGCAGAACAGGCTGCTGCTGGGCAACCGCTACGGGATGAACGTCCAGACCGGCCCTGACATCCTGCCGGCCGCACCGTTCAGTCCGGTGATCATCAGCGCCAATGGGCTGAGCGCGTTGTACCGCACCAACGGCACCAGCTGGGCGATCAGTGCCGATGGGATTGTCGTGAGCAGCGATCTGCTGTTCTGGGGAGCTGTGGCAGGAACGGGAACGTTCTGGTTCCCGGTTGCACCTGGGATCACAACGCTGCCGACAGCACCTGCGGTGGTGAATGGCCAGATGACGGTGACGGCAGTGGTGCCGCCGTGGGCAGTCACGGAGTCGCTGCAGGCCGTGGTCAAATCCAAGATGCTGGTGACGGCATACGGCTATGCCCTGACCCAGCTGTCTGTCGTGCCCTTGAGCGTGCGGTCGAAGATGACCGTGCTTGCCACCTCCTCGATTGAGATCCCAGCAGCAAGCGTTGCTATCAGCGCTAGCGCTCCCTATGTGGCGCTCACCACTGTGGTGGTTGTACCGGCAGCGGCGATCACAGTGGCGGCGCAGTTGCCTGAGGTGGGCACATCAGTTGTCGTCAATGCACCGGCCGCCAGCATTGCGATCAGCGTCAGTGTGCCCAGCTTGCAGGCGGGAGGCGTTGACTTGCTGGCCCCGACCGCTGCTGTGGTTGTGGCTGCCGTCACGCCGTCGCTCAGTGTTGGCACCAGTGGATCAGCTGGCGGTGATGGCTCAGCCTTCTGGCGTGACTGGGCTTACCGAGAGGATGACGTGCTGCTATTTGCAGACGAGGAAACTATCCAGGGCTCCAGCCAGATGCCCTGGAGGACATGGGTCTGGTCTGAGGATGGCGCGGCGCTGCTGAGTGACGAGTAGCCGGAAAGCTAGGGGACACGTTGTCAGGCCATGGCAGCCCCCAATATCAAGAGCGGCAGCTCGGTCACGACGGTCACCGGCAAGACCGTGGGCTATGCCGTCACCACCTCGATGGCTGCAGCGCTGAGCAACGCTGGCAGCAGCGGCAAGGTGCTGAAAATCAATTCGGTGTACTGCGCCAACGTGGACGGCACCAACGCAGCTGACATCAGCCTGGAGCACTACAACGGCACGACGGGGTTTGCGATCGGCAAGACGATCGCCGTGCCAGCTGATGCCACCCAAGTGCTGGTAACCCGCGAGGCGTACATCTACCTGGAGGAAGGCCACAGCCTCCGCGCACAGGCCAGCGCTGCTGGTGACCTGGAACTGGTCATTTCGTATGAGGACATCAGCTGATGTTGGGCTTCAACGGCGGATTGATGGGCGTCAGGCGCACGCCGACAGGCAGCGCCGCATCGGGGCTGTGGTTTCAGAATGAGCAGAGTGTGGCTAGGCGTGCGGACATTTGGCCCAGTGTTTTACTGCCAAACCAAGCAAGATACTTTCGGCTAGCAAGCTTTGCCAACACTGCCCTAGACGCCAATGCACTAGATTTTGGCGAAATCGAAGTCTACGACGGAAACACAAAGCACACCGGAATTACATGCACTAGCAACATTACATGGAGCGGCGGGCAAGACAGTTTTCTAACTGATGGCATTACAAGTACCAGCGCCCGAGCGTACATTGTGGGCTGGAGCAGCATACAATCAACAGCAACGATTACGCTGGATCTAGGCACGACTAAAACCGTAACCCACATAAAGATTTTTACTCTTTATGGAATGCCTCGCTTTCCCGCGTCTTTTGACCTACAAAGCTCGGCTGACAATGTGACTTACGCAACCGTCGCCACAGTGACCGTGGGCTCAAGCTTTACTGATCTAGGCAATTCATCTTATTCAAGCGAGAAAGTGGCTATTTAATCATGCTCTACTCCCACCGCCAAACCACCCCAGCACCCCTGCCGCACCGCATCCGCTTTGCGGACGGCAGCACCCGCACCGACAGCACCACCTTCACGCCTGACGAGCTGGAGCGTGCCGGCTACAGCGGCCCCTACGAGCGCCCCGAGTGCAACCCAAAGCTGGAAACGATCGACTGGGACGGCGAGGCGCTTGAGTACGTCGTGCGCCCCTACAGCTTCGATGAGCTGCAAACGCAGCACGCCAGGATCCGCCAGCAGCGCATCGAACTGCTGAAGGCCAGCGACTGGACGCAGATCACTGACTACGACCTCGGTGCTGATCGTGAAGCCTGGGCGACCTACCGCCAGGCCCTGCGTGACCTGGCCGATGCGCCCAACCCGTTTGACATCACCTGGCCGCAGCCGCCGGCAAGTTAGGTCAACGCAAGCAGCAGCATGGCGATCACCATCAGCCTTTACAACCACACGGCTGCCCGGTTTGCCTCTGGCGCCAATGCCGTTGGGGATACCTACAAGCTCAAGCTGCTGACGGCAGCCACCTTCAGTGCGGCAGACACCACTCTTGCTGCAACCGGTGGCACCGAGGTGGCTAGCGGCAACGGCTACACCACAGGCGGCGCCACGCTGGCCAATGTGGCCGTCACCACTGTCACCACCAACGATGCCAAGCTTGACGCGGATGATGTCACCTGGACTGCTAGCGGCGGCTCGCTGAGCGCTGCGTTTGGCATCCTCTACAACGACACGGACGCTGATGACCCGCCGGTCGCGTTCATTGATTTTGACGGCAGCAAGACAGCACCGGCAACCACTGATTTCAAAGTGATCTGGGACGCCGCAGGCATCTGCACCTTCACGGTGGCTTGATATGGCGCAAACAATCACTATCAGCCAGAAGGAACTGCAGCGAGTTGCCGCCCTGGCATACGAGGGCGAGACACTCAAGGTGATGCTGTGCTCTGTTGGCGCGACGGGCTACACGGCGCAAAGCACTGTTGCCAACTGGCAAAGCGTGGAGAAGAGCGGCAACGGCTACAGCCGCTTCACCGCCACCATCGCAACGGGCAGCTACGACGGTACAGAAGCTGCTTATGTCATGCCTGACATTGACGCAGCGTTTACAGCCACCAGCACGGGCTACAGCTATGACACGGTGGTCATCTACATCAATGGTGAAACCTATCTGCACAGCATCATCGT